CCCGCCTCGCAGTCTGTACGGGTCCCAGGCAAATTCGTAGTAACGCAAAGTAGTCGGCTTAACTTCGGGTAACGGAGGCGAACGGCATGCCGGGACCCGCCCCGAAGCTCAATCCGGTCCGCCGGAATGCCCGTACCGGCCCGCTGATGCTGCCCGCGCAGGGCCGTACCGATCCCGCGCCGACGTGGCCGCTGGGAAGCCAGACAGCCTCCGAAATCGACGTTTGGGCTGATCTTTGGGCCTCCCCACAGGCTGTGGCGTGGGAAAAGCTGGGCTGGACGCGTCTTGTGGCGCGTTTCTGCCGGCTCCTGGTGGCCGCGGAGAAGGTGGACGCCCCAGTGGCGCTGCTCGCCGAGGTCCGCCAGCTCGAGGACCGGCTGGGCCTGTCGCCGATGTCGATGCGGCGGTTGTTGTGGCAGATCGCAAGCGACGAAGTGGCTGAGAAGCGGTCCGAGAAGGGCTCCGAGACGGTCCGTGGGCGTTTGCGCGCCGTTGAGGGTGCCTGACTGTGCCCTGGCGTGGCGCTGAGGTTGACGGCGAGTTCCCGACGCTCGGTTATGACGTCGGTGAGTGGATCGAAGCTCACTGCGTGGTGCCGGATGGTTACCGGATGGGTGAGCCGTACAAGCTCACCGACGAGATGTGGCGCTTCCTCATCGGCTTCTACAGGCTGTATCCGTACGCCGCGGCGTGGCCTGCACCCGATGCGCTGCGCTACACCGGTGCGCAGCTGCGCCGGTCGCAGAAGTGGGGTAAGGACCCGTTCGGCGCGGCGATCATCCTCGCCGAGGCGCTGGGCCCGACCCGGTTCGACGGCTGGAACGCCTCTGGCGAGCCGGTCGGCGCACCGTATCCGACGCCGCTGATCGTCTGTTTGGGCACGTCAGAGGATCAGACGGACAACACTTGGCGTCCGCTGCTCTCGATGATCCGTAACGGGCCGCTGATCGACCTGTCCGGCATGGACGCCGGTCAGACCAGGGTTGACCTGCCCTCTGGTGGCCGTATCGAGCCGGTGACGACGTCGGCGAAGGCCCGACTGGGTGCGCCGATGACGTTCCTGACGATGACCGAAAGCCACCTGTTCACGTTGCAGGGCGGCTATCGGAAGGTGTCCGGCGCGGTCAAGCGGAACGTTGCCGGCATGGACGGCCGCTGGCTGGAACTCACGAACGCGTGGGACCCGACGGAAGGGTCCGAGGCTCAGGTCACGGCGGAGAACGTCGACGACCGGGTGCTCGTCGACACGATCGAGCCACAGCGGGTCGAGGATCTGACCGATACCGAGGCTCTTTATGCGGAGCTGCTGCGCCAGTACGGCGACAGTGCTCGGGAGCGTGGCGGCTGGGTGAACCTGCGCGGCCGGATCCTGCATGAGGTGCGCTCACCTCGGCATTTGGAGGCCGACCGGCGCCGGTTCTTCCTGAACGAGATCGTCGTCGGGCAGTCGGTGCTGGTGGATCCGATTCGCTGGGACCTCCTCGCCGTTGACGACGCGCTACAGCCCGGAGATCAGATCTCGCTCGGGTTCGACGGGTCGAAGTACCGGGATGCAACCGCTTTAATCGCCTCCCGCATCTCCGATGGCAGGTTGTTCACGCTCCGGGTGTGGGAGAAGCCCGCTGACGCGGTCGACTGGAAGGTTCCGTCGGCCGAGGTGGACCAGCTGGTCCGCGACGTCTTCGGCGCCTATCAGGTGGCTTATCTGTTCGCGGACCCGTACCGCTGGCAGGACTACCTGGACCGCTGGTCGGCGGATTTCCCGAAGAAGATCGTCGAGTATCCGACGAACAACGAGTTCCGGATGGATTTGGCGATCGAGCGGTTCCAAACGTCATTTGTCGGCGGCGAGATCACGCACAGCGGCGATCCGACGCTGACGCGGCACATGGTCAACGCGGTGATCGTGAAGGGGTCGCGGAAGAAGCCGCGGCCCGGTGAGCCCGATGACCTGCCGAGTTACTACCTGAAACTCGCCAAACGCGGCGATGGTCTCTGGATCGACGCGTCGGTTGCGGCGGTCCTCGCCCACCTTGCGCGTGGCCAAGCGATCGAGGACAACGTCTTCGCTGAGGAAGAGGTCGAGCCGTGGGCTTTCTTCGCGTGAACCGCCGACTTCAGGCGCGGGTTGGCTACGGCGCCGGCTGGGCTTTGGTGATCGCGGGTGTGTTTGTTGCTGCTGGTCTCAGTGGCGCGTTGATTGTCGCTGGTCTGGTGACCGCGGCTTCGTTCCTGCTGCTTTTCGACGTCGAGGGAGGGTCGCATAGTGAACCTCCTGCAGTCGGCGTTGCGCCGCGCTTCGATCCGACGCTATGACGGGGTCGATTTTCAGCAGGGGGACCCTTCTGACTATTCGTTCGGCTTCGCAGGTAACACGTACATCGGCGTGCCGGGCTATGCGACGAACAAGTCCGAGGGCATCGAGGCGAACTTCCTGGGCATGGTCCAGGGTGCCTACAAGCGAAACGGAATCGTGTTCGCGTGTATGCGGGCACGGCTGGCCGTCTTCTCGGAGGCCCGGTTCCAGTTCCGGCAGATCCGCAACGGCCGGCCCGCCGACTACTTCGGCAACCAGGACCTGGCGCTGCTGGAGCACCCGTGGCCGAACGGTACGACTGGCGACCTGCTGACCCGGATGATGCAGGACGCTGATCTGGCCGGTAACAGCTTCTGGACGGTCCGTAACGGCAACCTGCGGCGGATGCGGCCTGACTGGACAACGATCGTCATGGGCTCCCAGAACGACGCGGACGTTCTGCCAGATGATCTGGATTCCGAGCTTCTCGGCTACGGCTACTGGCCTGGCGGTCAGCTGTCCGGCAAGGAGCCGATCTTCCTGCTGCCCGATGAGGTGGCGCACTTTGCGCCCACCCCCGACCCGGCGGCGCATTACCGGGGCATGTCGTGGCTGACGCCGATCTTGCGTGAGCTGGAGGCGGACTCGGCGGCGACGATGCACAAGCTGGCGTTCTTCCGTAACGGGGCGACGCTGCAGACGGTGGTGTCCTTCAAGGACATGAAGCAGGAGACGTTCGAGAAGTTCCAGAAGCAGATGAACCTCGCCCACCAGGGCGCGCAGAACGCGTACAAGACGCTGTACCTAGGCGGCGGCGCTGATGTGCATGTCGTCGGCGCGGATCTGCGTCAGTTGGACTTCAAGACCACGCAGGGCGCCGGTGAGACTCGTATCGCCGCGGCCGCGGGTGTGCCCCCGATCGTGGTGGGCCTGTCCGAGGGTTTGCAGGGAAGCAGCCTGAACGCTGGCAACTTCGGTCAGGCCCGCCGCCAGTTCGCGGAGGGCACGCTTTCGACCCTGTGGCGCAATGCCGCATCCTCGCTGGCAACCCTGGTCCCAGTCCCACCACGGTCAGAACTTGCCGCGGACACCCGCGACATCCCGTTCCTGCGCGAGGACCAGAAAGACGCCGCCGACATTCAGCGCGAGGAAGCCTCGACGATTTCGGCGCTGATCTCGGCCGGATACACCCCGGAGTCCGTGGTCAAGGCGGTCAAGTCCCACGACTGGGCGGCACTTGCGCACACCGGCCTGTTCTCAGTTCAGCTGCAGCCACCGTCGTCCGGTTCGATGCCGGGCAGCCCGGAAGCCGCCCAATCCCCGCCAGCCGGCGCTACGCCGCCCGCACCAGCAGCGACACCCCAGGAGGCGTGATGGCCGACACGGCGCAGACTTTCGTCCGCTCGTTCGTGCTGCAAGACCTTGCAATCCGCTCCGGTGGAGACGGCCGCACCGTCGAGGCGTATGCGGCGGTCTTCGACACCGAGGCGGAGATCGTCGACGGCCAGGGCCACTACATGGAGGTCATCGACCGCACGGCGTTCAATCGGACGATCGCGAACAACGCCGGCAAGGTCGGGGTCTTCTACAACCACGGTATGAACCTCTACGGCACCCCGTCGGACCGATTCTCCATCCCGATCGGCACCCCGGAGGCGATCCGCGCCGATGGCCGCGGCCTGCTGACGGTGACCAAGTTCAACAAGACCCCGCAGGCCGACGAGGTGCTCGAAGCGATCCGCTCCGGCGGAATCGCCGGGTACTCGTTCACCGGCCGGCTCATTCGATCTGACCCTGCCCGCCCACCTCGTGGCGGATTCATGCGAGGAGCCGACGGGCTCTTGCGTATGGTCCGCCGTTTCGAGCTCGGGCTGCAGGAGTACGGCCCGACACCGATGCCCGCCTACCAAGAGGCGTCGATCGTCGGTGTCCGCTCCATCCTGTCGCCCACTCCTCCCGAGGACCCGGACGACAGCATCGACACCTCCGCAGAGCCGGAGCCCGTCGCCGACGACTCGCCAGAAGAGCACTCGGTTCGGCACCAGTCACCGTTCCAGCGCCGCCTGCAGGTGGCGCTAAAAGCGAGAGGAATCACGCAGCCATGAAGCTGCAGGACATCCTCGACCGGCAGACGGCCGTCCGTGCTGAACTGCTCGAGATCGAGAAGAACGAGAACCCGACCCCGGAGGACATCTCCACACCGACACCCTGCTCACCGAGTGGGATGACCTGGAGGAGCAGCGTAAGCCGCTCGCCGAGCGGATGGCGAAGCTCGACGCGGTGCGCTACGCCGCCAAGGACGAGCGCAAGGTCGAGCAGACCACTCCGGATCTGGTCGTCAAGCGCAACCTCGACCCGTTCGAGGACCTGTCCGCCGTCCGGAACCGGCTGGTGCCGCGTGGCGACCTGCGGGCACGCGCTCTGGACGCGATCGAGCGGTCGAGCCGTCTCGGACAGCTCACCCACGACCACGCCGAGGCCGCTACCACGCTGGCGCAGGAAGACCCGGGCATCGCCCGGCACATGCTGCTGACCGGTTCTGACGAGTACCAGGACGCGTTCCGCGCCTACGTCGAGGACCCGGAGGGCATGGCACAGCGTGCCGCGCTGTCCCTGACCCTGGCCAACGGTGGCTACATGCTGCCGTTCGTGCTCGACCCCACGATCGTGCTCACCAACAACTCGAGCGCGAACCCGTGGCGTCGGATCTCCAACGTCAAGCAGACCACCTCGAACACCTGGAACGGCGTCACGTCGGCCGGTGTCACCGCGGCATGGCTGGCTGAAGGTACGGAGTCCGGCGACCAGACCCCGACTGTCGGCAACATCCAGATCACGCCGCAGAAGGCGTCGGCGTGGGTGTTCGGCTCGTACGAGGTCCTGGCCGACACCGACTTCGCCACCCAGCTGCCGAACCTGCTCGGTGACGCGAAGGACCGCCTCGAAGAGGCCGCGTTCGCGACCGGTGCCGGCTCGGGTGGCGTGCCGAAGGGTGTCATCACCGCCGCGACCACCACTGTCACCGGCACCGGTGGCGCCGCAACCTACGTCATCGGTGACGTGTACGCGACCCAGCAGGCTCTGCCTCCGCGGTTCCGTAACTCGGCGTCCGCGGCGTGGGTCGCCAACGTGGCGATCATCAACAAGACCCGGCAGTTCGACACCGCCGGTGGCGCGTCGTTCTGGACCAACCTGGGCAAGGGGCAGCCGGAGACGCTGCTCGGCGCCCCGATCTACGAGTCCTCGACGATGGCCGGGGTCCTCACGACCGGTTCGAAGATCGCCGTGTTCGGCGACTTCAGCCAGTTCTACATCGTCGACCGCGTTGGCGTGTCGCTGATGTACGAGCCGATGGTCAAGGGCACCGCCAACGCCCGGCCGACCGGCCAGGCCGGCTGGTTCATGTTCTGGCGGACCGGTTCGGACGTCGCGACGCCGTCCGGTTTCCGGGTGCTCGTCACCGCGTAACCCCGATGCGGCCGGGCAGGTCACTCTGCCCGGCCGCGCTTCGGAAGGAGCATTCGATGGCCGATTACGGCATCGAAACCGACCCTGGGTCGGTGGATAACGCCGGCAACACCGACAACATGGCCCCGACGCTGGAGCAGGCCATTGCCACGGCGATGGAGCGTTACGGCTTCCGCGAGGCGCAGACCCACGGCGAGGGCACGACCCTCGGCGAGGTCATGGACGTCCCGTACAACCCGTTCCAGCCCGACTAGGAGAGCAAATGAAGCAGGCCAA